GTTCTGCCTGATTCGGCTCTCTCGGCCAACTGTCCCTCGGCGTATCTCCTTCTCGCCATTGTTTCAGGGTCAAGCGCAAGTTCGTCTATGGTTAATTCTTCAAGATCAGGAACAGCCCCAGCCCTCTCAAGGGCGGTCATTGCTCCCACCCGCTCTAGGTCGCCCATTGCACCTGCGCGTTCAAGTCCTCCGAACGCCTCGTACCGCTGTAAAGCACCAAGCTCTCCCGCCCTCTCAAGGCTCGGCCCTGCTGCCAATTCTTCCAGTGTGGGAGCAGCACCTCTACGTTCCAATGCCGCCATCTCTCCCGCTCGCTCAAGCCCCGGCCCCGCGGCAGTCTCACGCATCGTGGGGGCAGCGGCCATCCTGTCCAGTGCCGCCATCTCACCTGCACGTTCCAATCCCGGCCCCGCTGCCAATTCTCCCAAGGTTGGCGCAGCACCAATCCGACCCAGACCAGCCATCTCTCCGGCTCTCTCCACGCCCGGAGCAGCACCTACCTCGCCAAACGCCGGAGCCGCTGCTGCCCGTCTCAAGGCTTCCATCTCTCCGGCACGTTCCAGCGTGGGTGCTTCGCCTCTCTTTAATTCTTCCAGTGTAGGTGCAGTGCCGAGCCTGTCCAACGCCCCGAAAGTTCCCGCTCGTTCGTAGCCGGGAACATCTCCTGCGGCAATTTCCGGGAGGGTTGGGGCAACCCCCACTCTCTCCATCAACGCTGGGCCAGCTAAACTTTCAAGCTGGGGCAGCTTGGGAAGCTCACCCGGCTTATAGTCACGCGCCAGTTTCCCTGCCAGTTCGCGAACCTCATACCCTGTTTCGTCAGACCGCTTGAGCATCGCAACTGCGGTATCAATAAAGCCGTCATCTGATAGACCCTTATCCCTAGCCAACTTCAACAGGTGATCCGCTACTTCCGGTGAGGTTTGCTTCTCAAAGTCCCACCGCTTCATGGCGCGGTCTATGTCGCCCATGCCCGTGAAATCAACGTCTATGGCCTCATCGCGAGGCACTAACACTCTTGAAATAAGCGCACCGTCCGGTGCTGTATCAATCTTGAAATACTGGTTGGCCTTGACCACCTCACCAGAGGGAGATTCGTAACCTGTCAGGGTCTTGACAGTTGATTTGTAGCCCTTTTGACCAACCCAATTAGGACGATAATTTTGTTGGTCGCCCTGCCGTGCCTCTACGGCATCGGAAATTTCATCCCACGGAGTCCCTTTTGGAAAAGTAATATTATTAACACGGGCCTCGCCTGTGATTTTTCCGCTTGAGTCAATTTTGGTGTTTCTCCTGCTCCCGTTGTAATACCAAGAGAGTGTGGAGGGGCCGCTTGTGTTAATCGTCTGATCCGAGTAGACCGCCTTGTAATCCTTGGGCATTTCAGTAGCCACACGCTCATAACGAACGCTACTGCCATCATCATTGGTCTTGTGCTTGAGAAGTTCCTCGCCAAACTCCATCGCACGATTGAGTCTCGCTATGTGTCCAGCGGTCTGCGCGTTTGCATCCGTTATTTCCTGCGTGCTTCTTGGTTCCGGTGCTGCTGGTGCGCTAGGTTTGCCCATGATCTATTCCTTGATTAAACGTCTCCGTGCCTTGTCCATAGGCACACAAACTATACGATTATCGTGCTTGGGCCTAACCCAAGCTATTAAATTGCAGTCTTTCCCAAATCTCTCCCACATTTGCGTGTATAAATCCTTCAACACATCCGGCTCGGTCGCCACAGTAGCATCCACATAACAAATCTTTCCGCCTGTGTCGCAGTAGTCTGTCCGGCATTCCGTCTCGTTATCAACATAGCGCAGAACAGCCGCGCCTACCAGCTTCCCGCCCTTGACCGACACCAAGTATCTATCTTTGACGACAAACCACTTCACCCAATCCAACAATCTTTGCTGGGGCCAATCCTTGCAATGATCCAGACGCCGCCTGAACAGTTCTGCAATCCAAATTGATATGGCATCTATGGTGTTCATATCTGTGGGGTAATGGGTTGACCAAAGGCACTTGTCTGTACGGAATGCAACGCAAGTCTGCCCGAATCGGCTTGTGCCTTGAATTGCATCTGGTTGAACCTACCCTTGGAGATCAGGTTATAGCCCTTGCGAACCAGATTGGTGCTGGCCGGGAGCGTGGCACTCGTCTCCAAGTCCTGTGCGCTGTCTGATAAGTCCTTGTAATAGTAAAAGTTCGCAGGAACAGTCGTGGTATGGTTATTCTCAAGATTGAACTGCACAGAGTAGCCAATCTTGTCTCCCCACAGTTCTCCATACCGATAAGCGCGGGTAATGATGTAGGACTCATAGGTTGTCCCGTTGTCATCGTAATCAATCGCCGTGGTGCTGGCTTCCACAGTTGAATCTGCCCAAGTAAAGAAGAACCCCTGCTGATCGCCCCAGTTCATCTTTAACTGACCACCAAATGCCGTCACCGCAAACACTCTCGGCTCCCAGCCAGTCCAGAACCCGCACCACCCCTCTGCTTGTCGGTTATAGACAAACACAGTGTCCGGTGTAGTGGCGGAGTCCAATGGAACTGACAGGAAATACCTGTTCCGCCAGTAAATGGCGCAACAAGTGTCCAAAGCGTCCTGATTGATGCGCCCAACATAATCATCTATGGGAGTGCTGATGGGTTGGGAAACATCTGTGCGCGTTCCTGCCTGAATGCTCTGGATAGACTGAACTCCAGCCCTTGTCAGGAAGAATACGTCTGAACCCACCTGTTGAACGGTCTTATCACTCACACAACCCGTGCGGTTATTGATTAAAGTGATTACCCACTCAAACGGCTCCTGTTCCGGGTCAGCTACCACCATGTAAATGCTGCGCTCCTTGAAAACCAGAATGTTATTGTCCTGCCACGGCATCAAGGCAGTAATCGGGTCGCCATCATCGCCCACAATGATCTGGTTAGCCGCCAAGTCCCAACTCTCGCCATCTATCACATCGGAGCAGTATAAAAGGTCAACTGGAACGCTCGCATCCGCGCTCGTAGCAAAAAGTCTGTTCTTGTGACTCACCAGCATCTTCGGCTTGAGCGGAGTCTGGGAAATCCGAACAGTTCCCAGCGCAGTAGTGCCGCTGGTAGGGTCTGCAAACGTAACCAAGGGCGGAGCGTCTGCATCGTAGCCCGTTCCCGCATTAGTAATGTTCACGCTAACCACTCTGCCACCAAACCCAAGATTCGCTGTGGCAGTTGCCGTTACACCCGATGGAGGAGCCTCTATGGTGATGACTGGGGCAGCGGTATAGTTATCACCCTTCTCCGTGATGTTTATATCCTTCACCAACCCTGCCGTGATAGTCTGATTCGCCAAAGCCGAGTCTATGTACCTCAAGTCTGCGTTCTCATCGGCGTAATACATCTTCTGACCGAGTTGCGCGAACCGGACATTTGACCCTGTGTACGTGGCAGCAGTGACAGGCGAGATTCGTCCTCCCTCGGTGATGACTTTCAAGAAGTCAGCCCCGTCAGCCACGATAATGTACTCGTTGGAGCCAGTATCAAAGTAAGCACAGGAAACAACCGGGGCAATTAGTCCTTCCCACAGGGTATCCTCCGATTCCCAGTTGACTGCCACATCTTCCCACACCAAATAGCCCACCTCAAGTTTCGCACCCCGCCTTGTGGCTGCGTTACCGAAGGGGTCTATGTCAATGTTCTTGCCAATGTCATAACTGTTGGGTGGCAACAGGTTGTCGCGGGACGCACTGAACTGACCACCCGAAAAGGAGTCGTTCCCGTCCAGAATCAACGGGTCATCCAATACTTCATTTGCGATTATAGGCATTAGGCTACAAAATCATCCCTAGACCAGTGAGCCACAACAGTCGGGATAATGAAACTCGTCTTGTCCTGCTGTACGTTATCCAGGTCACGGCATATCTGGAGTAGATTGGCCGCTTCAGTAAATTTTAGCTGTCCCTTCTGGTACTGCATGGCTCGCTCCAGCATATCGCCCTCGGCGTAAGCCAATAAAGCGTTCTCCGCGCCATTGATGACCGGACTATCCGAGTCACCCATCTCCGTGAACTTCAATTTGCCCAAGGCATAGAGTGTTCCGGCAGATTTAGGCGTGGCAATAGGCTTGATCCGGCAATTCCCACTGGCGTCAGGCGGCAGAGGGACAAAGTTCTGCGGATTGGCCCTGCGCTGGGTGGTGTTGTTCCACATATTAGGGTCTAGCTGGAAGAATTGAACCCAACTCCCTCCGACACACTCCAAACCATCAGCCTTCCCCGTCTCCGTGAACCTCACGGCCACGATGAAGTCCAGCTTGGGTGCAGACGAGGAAGTCGTGGAGGAAGTTGGGTAGTAAAAGATGGTGGGGTCATCGGATAGGGTGATGGTTTCGTCCTCTGCCGCAACAGCAGTTGAAACCACCCCCATAGAGTTAGTCCAAAGCGATGCTTCAAACATCATCCGGTAACGGTTGTTGATGAACTTCTTGCAGGTCGTCACTGACGCACTGTCAGTGTCGCTCATCTTCGTCGTTATCTGGTCTGCAAGTTCAGTTAATGTCATCAGTCTCCCCTCTCAATCTCTGCTTCAAGCTCGGCAATCGTGTCCAAGGCTTCCCTTACCCAGTCAGGAGCCGCCAGTGTCGCCTCCCGAAACTGCGGGTGAGCTATCATCCTCTCCCCGTTGTCCAGTCGTGGACTCAAGCACCCCGTCAATAGCAGCGCGATTGCGATCACGCTTTTCCCCCAACCTTTCCAGTGCCGCCTTGTCGTCAAGTTTATCTCCTATGCGCTCCACGGCTTCCACCAGCTTCGGCAGAGCCGCCAAGCCCCGTAACGCTTCCAATATCATTTCTTCTTCGTGGCATATTCCTTCATCGCATCCACGATTCCCTGCCCACCAATGTAAGCCGGGACAATTATGACCACCGCACCGATAACCTTCTCGGCAACATCCGGTGATAGGTTCAGCCATTCAGTAGCCAAGACGATCAGCAAGCCGCCAATCGCCATCCACAGTTTTCTTGATTTAAGTTTTTCCTTCATTTGTCTTTAGTGAGTTTAATGATCTTAACCCCCGTCCAGATACAGGTAAGTATAAGGAGGAGAACCTTTAGGATAAGCTCAATGTCAGTGAGGGAGACGGCAGCGAGAACGCCACCGTTGATCCCCAACATCTTGACCCATTCGCTTATGTCAGTCATTTGCATCCACCCATTTCATCCCGTTTAATAAAAGTTTCCTTACCTTACCCTTACCGGATCGTCCGGCGGGAACTCGGCTGCTTCCGGTTGCTGCCAGCTAAAGGGCTTCGGAGATGGCCTCACCTTCGCCGCAGCAATCTGCGCGTCCAGCGTATCCTTGAAGCCGTCAGCCTCCGCAACTGCATTAGCAATCTCAATCGCCCATTCTTGTGTCAGGTCTTCAAACGGAATGAATGCCGATGGATCAGGGGCGGTTAGTGAGTGCATGGTGTCTGTGTATGCACTGTATTCGCCATCTGTCCCGGTCATCCCGCAGACCAATTTTACGACCACATTGTTCAGGTCGTCCTCGTCCTTGACCAGCGGCTCAAGCCGTGACCATGTATATGTGTTTGCCATAATTTGTTATGTGTTAATCAACTTCTTGAACTGTAATTTGTGCGTCAAAGACGACCGAATACGGGCCAGTAGTGTTGGCTTGTTTGTACTTGATGGAGTAAGTGGTCGCACTTGTTGTAGACGGGCTGTCTAAAAACGTAAACGAACAGGAATAGTAGTTAGTGTAAGATGACCTGCCAGAGTCATCATTGTTAATGTACCGTTGCTCGTTTCCGAGAGCTGTGGTTCCCCTGAACAACTGCCAACGCATATCTCCGTCCTCCATATTCAAGGCATCATAATCAAGGTTGAAGTTGGCTGTCGCCGCTATCAATACCGTGTTGCCAGTGTCAGCGGGAGTAATCGCCTGACTAACGGCAGCGGTGAAAGTGGAATCAGTGGCATCGGCAACTGTGCCTGTATTGTTTAATACCTGTAATATTTTACCACCACCACCACCTGCCCCCAGTTGAACGTCCGTGCCAGCGTCATCAGTAAAATACAAGGTGTTCGGGGTTCCAGTCTTAACCCAGATTTGTCCGTAAGCAGCCGTATCAGCGTCAGCCGCAGCTTGCTCCTTGAGAGTGACTGAACCTTCAATTGTTAATTTAGTAACAGGGATAGCTGTACCTATCCCCACCTGCCCATTGCACATTGCTGCCAGTGTGTTTGAATCCGATCCCGTGTTGACCCGTAGACCATACGACGCCACTATGCTGGATGCTGTTTGCACGTTGAGGCCGTGGCGCGACTGGGAGGAATGCGAACTGGTGTTGTATAGGTAAGCAATGTACTCCCCGTTTCCTGCCGCCGTCTCTGCATGAAGGAGAGAGGTTGGTGCTGTGGTTCCGATGCCGACGTTGCCACTTTCGTCTAAAAGCATTACAACTTTAGACTGGTCTATGTTCTTAAATTGTAATGTAGAGTCTGCACCGCTTTGTCCGTTAAGAATTTGCCACTCGTCTCCGTTTGTTTGAGTGTTGTCAATGGAGAGGTAGGCGTTGTCCGAGCTTGTGATGCTAATATTGCCACCACTGACTTCTAGGGATTCAGAGGGAGACGCAATTCCTATGCCAAGGCGATTATTGCTGTCATCCCAGAAAAGGTTTGAGTTGTCCTGTGACAACTGCGTGGACGAATTTACGAACAGGACTGACCCGCTTGTACCGCTTCCAATAGAGGTGCTGTCTATGGTTACTGTGGCAGTCACCGCCTCCCATGCCGCAGCGTTTGATCCGTCAGCCGTTAGCACATACCCGTCAGTCGCACTTGTCGCTTTTACCTCCGTGCCTTCAATATCAACATAAGCACCATCAACAGCAGTCCCCTGCCAGATGCCAGAAGTCACTGTCCCGATGGTTGTACTGGTTCCGCTAACCGTAAGGTCAGTTAGCGTACCAACCGAAGTTATTGCTGTCTGGGCTGCACCCGTAACTGTGGCTGCTGTGCCAGTGGTGTCCTGATTCAGCGTGGGGAAAGTGCAATTCGTCAACGCACCCGAAGCAGGAGTTCCCAGTGCTGGCGTGACCAGAGTTGGGCTGGTGGCAAACACCAGTGAGCCGCTACCCGTCTCATCCGAGATAACCCCAGCCAACTGGGCCGAGGTCGTAGCTGCCAGAACAGAAAGATTGTTTGTTGTATAAACTCCGTTGGTAACGGTATCAGCGTTGCCCGTGACATCTCCGGTTAAATCACCCGTAAAGGTTGTTGCCGTGACTGAATTGTCCTTAACCAGAACACTGTCTATCGTCACACCCGCCGCAGAGGTGGTTTCTGAAATTGTATCCGTAGTAATGGATTGGCTGGCCGAGACAATTATATTGGTTGAGCCTGTCGTGTTGCCGTTAGCCAATACCTCCGCCAAGGTGTCAGAGGTTTCAACCTGCGCGTCCACATAAGCCGTGGTCGCAACCTTGGTAGAGTCATCGCTGGCACTCTGCGTGGTCGCTGTGACTCCATCAGCCAGAATGCTTGCAGCCGTGACATTGCCAGTAAGATCGCCAGTTACATCTCCCGTCAAGTCTCCCACCACGCCACCCGTGGCCGTGGTTATCCCGGCAACATTCAATGTGCCAGTAGACTTGATTCCCGCTGTGCTTACCTGAAGGGCAAAGGTGTTCCCCGCATTACCATCAGTCAACGCAACCAGTGTCGTGCCATCCCCGCCCCCTGACGGTAGAGCCAAGAGTTGGTCGTATGAACTCGCAATCGTACTTCCTGTTAACGTAGCCATCTAAAACCCCCATGCTTTCTTAATCTGTTTCGTGGAGAAGGTTGATTGGCGCAGGAACCTGGAGCCTTCCTTGCATTCCAATCCGTAGTAGCCTTCCTTGACCTGATCTTTCTGCGGCTTGATGCCCACGGCCTTTCCGGGCATCGTAAAGCCAGAAGGCCCATTGGTCTTGGTGTAGACAACTCCATCCACATCTATGGTGGAGGTTCCTTTCGGAACCAGACACTCAATGATGTTTCCCTTGTCGTCCGAGAAATCAAAGAGAGGCATTAATACCCCTCCTCCTCATCAGCCGCCATGGCCGCTTCCATAAGGGCATCGCCCTCCGCGTCTTCCATGGGTGTTTCCTCTGCCGCCTCTTCATGGGCAGCGTATTCAATTGGAACGCCTCCTGCGCTTTTCAAGTCAATGGTGGCAACGCCCCCGTCAACCCCTGTCACCTCACCGGCAACTTCATTCAGCACAACAGTATCGCCCACTTCAGGGGCAACCTCTTCGCCCTCGCCATTTTCATCAACCAGAGCCTCTATCGGTAAGTTAATCATTTCACTTCCCTCCTTCTTGGATTTCTTTGAAGGTTTAACATTAGAGCCTGTAGGCGGGGGTTTCCCCCCGCCCACGGCAATAATAATGGTCATGCCTTTTGGCTTTTTACCTTTGTGCATGACTTGTTTGGTTAGGCAGTCGAGGCCGTCTTGCTACGCATGATGACGTAGTAATTCGGATTCAAGCGCAACGTTGTCCAATATGTTTTAAATGAACAGGTCGTTTTTTGGTTTAGCGGATCGCTCTTGTCAGCCGTGTCAACAATCTCAACCTTGGGGCTGAACGGAGACTGACTTGATAAGTCAGGACAACCGTAAGCCTCGTCGCCGAGGAATATTGTCGCATGGACATCGTTAGTGGCAGCAGTGCCGCCTCCACCCGATGCATCATAAACAAACCTGTCACCATCAGTGCCAAGTGTGTCACCAGAGATGAACGGATTTGTGGTCATAATGAATTTGGCCCCGTAGAGGGAACCCACTTCACCTTTATACAAATCCTGCACATTACTATATTGTGCAGCGTTTACCCAAGTAGTATCCACCATGATGTCGCTAATCACCTGTGGGCTGGCCGCTGCAACGTACATTCCGCCCTTGGCGGGGGATGCGCGGTTAACCTTCAGTTGAGTAACAGCATTCAGAACAGCCGCAGCGTCAAGCAGCGTGCCTGAACCTGTGGTTGCCTCAAATGTGGTGTATTCGGCAGAGCCGTCACCATCTGCCCAAGTCTCC